GCCGTCGCCCATGCCGTAGATCTGGTAGTTGGATCGCGTTTTGTCGGCGCAATCCATACCATAATGTTTTCCCACGCCGAGCTTTGCCAGATATTCAGCATTCTTATAGCTGGCCGTCACGCGCATATTATTTTGCGGCTGGATTAATTTTTGCTGTGTTGCGTTGCCCATAGATTAGTCCTCCTTTGTTTCCGGCAGCCCCGCCAACGACGTTACAATCGATAGCAACCCCGCAAGGACGGTCACCGATGCCACCGTTGCCCAATCGACTTCGTTCATTACCGCTGTTGTGCCAACGGTTGCAATAAAAACTTGTGCCATTGTTTTTACGGCCCGGACTCCAGCCGCCTTTACCCATGTCTTAAAATTACTCATATTGCGCTTCCTCCTAAATTAAAATAACCGACCCAAAAGGCGATTTTATATCATAGATTCATCCAGCGCCGCCGTCAGCTCGGCGTACTGCCCGTCGGTCAGCTTGCCCACCGCGAAAAACACGTCGATTTTCTCGGCAAGCCCGTCTATGCGCCCCAGCGCGATGAGCTGCTTGATTGTGTTGTACAGCACCTATACCACCCCCAATTCCAGCAAGATTAACCGGTACTCCTGGTCCACGAGGATTTCGGCCATGTCTGAAACCGTTGCCGCCAACTGTTGCTGCATCTGAATAGTGATATCCTCCGGCATGCTTACCTCTTGGCCATCCCGGTAAAATCGTCCATCCGAATAAATATCTCCGATTGCAACGGGCAAATCATCAACCGATACTGCCAGTAGGCTCATATTTGTTGCCATAGTTTGCGCTATTGAAAGACTTTCAAATTCCGCGATGTTATCCACTGTTCCATTTTTAATAAGTGCGATTTTCATTCTGACCAGTCCCCCCATCTGATAATTACAATTCCGCTGCCACCAGCCCCACTGCTTCCGGTATTAGTGGCGGGAGTATCGTAATATCCACCACTGCCACCTCCACCGCCGCCAGTATTGGCCGTTCCAGCGGTTCCATTTCTACCACTAGTTCCGGCAGTGCCTGCCGTGCCCTGTCCACGTCCTCCACGTCCACCGCCGCCGCTCCCACCGACGCCACCTGCGGTATAGGTGCCGCTAAAGGCATTCCCGCCTCCACCGCCGCCTCCACCGGCAAACTGCATGGATGCAAATGGCGCCACATCGCCCAAGAACGGACGAGTGGATATACCTTGACCGGCGCCTCCAGCACTGTTTGTAGTGCTGTTTCCACTTCCTCCATTCGTCCCGCCAGCGCCTCCAGAATCCTGCGTGACACCAAAGCTTCGCCCAGCCGCTCCACCACCACTTCCCCCACTAACGCCAGTGGGAACATTATTGGTGGTAGCGGTTGGACCATTTCTTGAATGAACGCCAAATACAGTAGCCCCACCAGCAGATGAGCTTCCATTTCCGCTAGTGACTGCCGACCCGCCCGATCCAATCACTACCGCAATTTCACTTTCAGATATTATGGATTCACCATAATAATTTTCCGTATATGCGCCTGCGCCACCGCCGCCGCCATAAGCACCAGAATCGGTGCTATAGTAATATCTCTTTCCACTTCCTCCGCCGCTGACTAAGAACACATCTATCTCTGCGTCCATATCAGATGTCAATGTGCCAGAGGATAAAAGTGACATGTAAAAACGCTCAGCCCCCGTGGTTGGGTGGATACTCTCTGCCAGTATGGAGGTACCGGTATAGGTGAATGTGGGGATCCCCTTAGGCGTTGCGCTCACTCGATTTGCTATATTGCGGTTCATTGCGCCAGTATCGCTATAGGGAAACGATTGATAATAGTATGTGATTCCATTTATAAGATCGCCGTCAATTAACCCTGTGGATTGGTATTGATTGCGAATTTGGCTGTCCACGACTAACGTACCATCATTCTCATCAATTGGATACGAATCTGGCTTCCTGACAATTAGGGTTCCGGCCCAATTTACAATGGGCAATGTTCCATCCGGGGGATCGCCCCACGTTAATGTCACCTGAGCATTGTCGGGAACCGCCATAAAATCAGTAACGTCACCTGGCGGAGATATGGCGGAAAATGTATTCATCACATATGCGGTTGTTGCTATCTGGGATGTGTTGGTGCCTGTGGGCGGTGTGGGCGCGGCTGGAATTCCAGTCAGCAATGGGGAAGCAACCGGCGCCTTTAATTCATTGAGAATTCTGCCCTGATTTGCGGATAACGCCGATTCAGCGGATACGCTTGTAAGATTATCCACAATCGATACAGCGGAAAGATTTTCGTCGATAATATCTATGTTGTCATTAAAATCGTCCACATTATAGACGTCACCTTGCGCGGGCTTTTTGAGATTGAAATTGGGCGTATATTCCATTATCCTAGCGGCTCCTCTCTTATTTGGGCATGGGTAAATTGAGATAAATATTCGTGAGTGTAATCTGACAATGATTGGTGTTGATTGTATCGGATATTCAGATTGTAGATTAAATTGGCGGGCAATATTTTTTCAAGAGTCAACTCCATTTCGTGAACCCAATTCTTCCCGTGCCGCAAACTATTAATGCTCAACCGATAATTGCGATAATCCAATTCATAAGACCAGTTTCCCGCGCCCATGATGTTGTTCATTATTTCCTGCAAGGTTCTCTCTGTATACGGCACATTGCTTGCCAGCCGGTTCAGGATGCGCCCACGCCGAAATTCCAGGCTTTCCGTAGTTGGATCGGCGACAATTCCCAGGATGATTTCCCACTTTAATACACCTGCCGGTGTTGCAATCTTCGGAAACGCATCATAGAAATGGTTACGAGTTCTTTCGGCCCGCTCGTCAAGCTCCGGCTGCACGGCCTCGATGATTATATCCATTTCCATGTTGCCACGGTAGATTCCGTTAACAAAATCCCTAAGCATTTGTGAGCGTCACCTCTCCCCGCATCGGCAGTTGCTGCAGGCCGGATGTTTGCGTCAGTGCCAAATCGTACGCCATACCGTTTATAGTGATGTCTGTGACGTTGCTTACGCCCCCCACGCCAATAATCGCGGCGTTTATTCGGGCAATAAATACGGATATAGTGCCCGCGTCCGCCCACTCCCGCCGGAGCTCCAGTAGATATGCCTCAATAACGTTCTCGATGCTTGCTTGCAATTGCGTAATTGTGTATCCAGTCTTAAGGGTTAAGGCGGCGGATATATCGATATCTACTGGCATAGGCGTCGTAACCGTCACTCTGTGGCCGATGGGGGCAATACCCAATCCCTCACCGTTATGGGGGATGGGGTCTATCTTTTCCTGTACGACGGCGATAAAGTCAACCGTGGCAGGGTTGTATTCGCTGTCGATTATTGATAAGATAATCGGTCCACCAACTAATGCCAAATAGCCTGAAATTATTAAATCATAAACTTTTGAAACCCAAGATAGTGCCTCTTGACTTCCGGAAATTGAATCCAGAATGCCAACAGGAGGGTATATATCGGATGGCTTATACTGTCCATCCCCCCATACCGGAAAAACCTTCACGTCTCCGACACCAGGAATTGCCCTGGTGAATTGCTTGTAGTCCGCCACATTTCCGCCATAGGATTTTTGATTGATGCGCTCAAGCACTCTTCCCCGCAAATGCTCATCCGTCTCCTCGTCCTCCGCCGGTATGTACGTGCCGATCATAGTAGCTACGCCCAGATTATTGATGACGAATAAGGGGAACAGCGCCCCTAAATAAGCATTCCCCGCCGCTCCCACTGTCTCGCATTGCAATAAACATTGTCCGGCCTCAAGATTTTCTGTTAACGCAAAATTAAGCCCGCCCGCCGTGTTGGGCGTCGAGAATCGGCTGCCTACTGGCAAGTCAATAGGGTTACCATCTGTGTCAATCATTTCCCCGATTCGAATAGCATGAGTGGCGACGGTTCGGACGATTCCATAATCAGCAGCGCGGTTGTCAAGATTGATCCCGGTGGCCGTGAGTAGGTAGGTTTGCTCGGTAAATACGTCTATGTTGATGTTCATTTGCGCCAGCTCCGCCGCCGTAGGGGAAAGCGTATCCCATATGATGCTGCCTTGGCGTTTATCCCTCGCCGCAGATATCCGGTCAAGCATCCGATTGAGTATGCTTTGA